GTATATCAATGCCTCCAACTATTAAATTAGCTAAAGCATCTTTATAAGCGTTTAAAACAGATAGATTCGGATCCTTCATTTCATCAAATATAATTATTTTTTGGCATTATATTTTTTAGCTTCTCTATCTAATGCAGTTACTAACTTTTTGCGATAAATAGGAATGTTCTGTAAATAGGCAGGTATAAAAAATGGTTGAGGTTTTATATCAATTTGTCTAATTCCTTTACCTTTATAACGAGATGCTAATTCCTCAAAACCTTTAGGAATACTAACTCTTCCTCCTGTGCCAAACTCTACATAAGCAGAATAAGGAGCATTAGCAAAAAAAAAGGATTTATTATAACCAACCCTCGCAGTAGTATGACCAATTGATAAACGTAATTGACCTAAATCTACAGGTGCTTTTAACTTGGCATCAGTAACCATATCATCGGCAGTTACATTAGTAATTGCAACGGCTAATATTTGAGCATCATCACCAAAATCATCTATCTGCTTTAAAAGTTTGCTAATATTAATTTTGGGAGTTTTCATCTGTTACTCTGGCTAATATCTCATTAAATCTCCTGCGATCATCTAAATCCCTAACTGAATGGATTGTATAATAGTTGCCTTCATATAAAATCCTCATGTCTTTCGTAGGCTCAAAATCTCTTCTGTAACGAGTAGTAAATCTATATCCTTGATTTATTACCTGCTCACCTGCTTCCAACTGTCTACTGCCATCAAAAGGCTTTACATTTGCCCACGTAACTAATACAGGCACAAACGTAATTACATAATCCTGATATTGATTCTCAACGCTTAAAAACGTTCCAAACGTTATGCGCCTATCTAACTTGCCCGGATTCATTAAAATAAAGTTATACGCTTATAAGGCGCTAGTAAATAAGTAACCACCTTTGGCATTTCCTCTTTTGGATTATCTCTATTCTCATAAAGAAAAGTAATTAACTCCTTTATGGCAGTTTTAATATCATCAGGAACATCAGAACCACCATTATAATCCCAGTCATAACCTGCTACATAGGTAACAGTATTAAATCCGGGCTGATCAATCAAAACCTCAGTATACCATTGACTAGTTTCTGTTATAAAATCTAATGCAACATTATCTTTATCTACAACATCCTCAACCGATATTACAGGATAATTGAAAATCCTTAGACTGCCTTTTCTATCAGTTATCTCAGTTAACGTTCTTTGATATAATACTTGCAATGTGTATTGCTCAACCTGATTGACCGCAGATTTTATTAATGCAGTTATTAATCCATCCTCGTATTCGTAATCCTCGTCTAACCTCAGCCACAACTTCGCTTGTGCAAGGCTCACTACGTTTAATTGATCCATATTCTTTTTTACTTTTAAAAGGCTTATCCTTCGCTATTTTATCTTCCATTATTTCATCGCTAATTTACTAATTTTTATTAGCCATTTTTCAAACTTTGCCAACTCCTTGACAGGATCTAATTCCTTTGCCCTCTCAATAGGCTTTTTATCCTTAAATAATTGCTCACTATTTTTGATTGCCTCAACCCATGCCTCAATATCATTCCTCTTAACGAATATGGCGCTATCTGAAAGACTTTCTCTAAATCCCGGTATATCAGATGCAATTACAGGAATATTGCAACACAAGGCTTCTATTTGAGCCATTCCATAGCTATCATAATCACTAGGAGATATAAGTAGTTTAGTCATCGCTAAATACTTCCTTATGTCATCCGTAATGCCAACGTATTTAATATTCTTTGCTTTTGCATCTACTATCTGATGATAGTAACCGCCCTGAACTGCCATAAATTTATGATGAGGCATACGCTTTGCAATCTCAATTAATATCTGACCTCCTTTGTTTTCGTTATGGTTTATCAGCGTAATATATTCAGCTTTGCTTGTATCTACATTCTCAAAGTCTCTATAATTAACAGGCGGATACAATACGTATGTTTCCTGTAAATAGTTCAACTCCTTTTTTGTTTGCTCTGAGTTGTAGACAGTAAATACATTTTTTCTAATATTGACCTGAGGATAACCTGCATTGTTATGTGCAAAGTTTATAACCTTCTTAGCATTTAACCTCTGCTTATTCATTGCATAGTAAGTACCAGATAGCTGACAGAAAACTAAATCTGCCCAATCCCATAAATTATTATGGCAAACCTTATAATCCTTTTTTTGTGAGTAAACCTCTATGCCCTCATATTCATAATTCTCAGGATAACGAGTTACGGCTTTTACCTCATGACCTTTGCTCATTAAATACTTGCAAATACGATGCAAACATATTTCTGATCCTGCTCTCTGGTGTGGTAAGTAAATGCCTGGACTTAGTAAAATTTTCATGTTATCTCTATATATAAATATGGTCTAGGCACTTTTGGCGTTTCATGATTATAGTTATGAATATCGCTCTCATGATAATGTATTGATTGCACTTTTGTTGCAGGATTACACAACCTATAACCTGCTCTGTTTAATTCATAAGCTATCCTGTTATCACAACCGGGAATGCCCATGTAAAAGTCTGCAAATCTAACATTTCTAATCTTGCCTCTAAATATCCACGTATCTTGACTATAACGCTCATTGTGTAATTTTAATCTGCCTCTGTTATAATCCCATCTACTCAAGGCTACACATTGCCTATCATAAAAGTCTAGCAGATGCAAAGTTGCATTAAAGTAAATATCCGTATTGCAGATAATTGATATTTGATTAGCATGAGTAACAGTATTGCTTACTAAATCAAAGAAATCCCTATATGTTGGTCTATTACCTTTAATTATTATAAGTTTATCCGAGACAGGCAGTTTAACATCTCCATCAACAATTAAATAAATGTTATCTATTAGATTGTTAGAAATGTTTTGTTTCAGGCAATATAATAACTCCTTTTGCCTCTTTGGATTCTTATCCTCATAAAAGGATGTATAAAGGTTTACCATATATATTTAATCAACCCTATTACTGCTAACAATATAAAACTAAAGCCTAATAGGCAGAACGCTCCTGCTATCATGTGAAATAAAAACCTTGCTATTTTCATCTTGCTTCAAGTATATATTTTTTTTTAGATACTAGCATATTATCTAACAAAGCAAAATTTATATCTGGCTTTCTTGCCCAGTCATCATTATTATCAATCGGTCTACCTATTGGCACAAGCGATTCGTTTTGGTAAACTATAACATTTTTAAGATTATATTTTTCTATTAATTCGTCTTGTCTACCTCCATAACTTGCAGTTAAAATAAAATTATTAGGTATGTCATTTATCCTATTTACCCAATATTGTAATGATTTTGTATACGCCCACATTTCAACATTTGGATTATCTTTGGCTATTTCTACCCACATATCAAAATATTTCTGATTAAAAAAATCGCCTGAAGAGTGTATTCTAATTGATTTACATTTAAGTGGTAAAATTGGTTTTAAATCATTTTTAACATATTCAAAATTTTTCCATCTACTTTCCCGCACACCAGGAAACCTCTCAGCACTTGCCGCATAACATCTGTATAATCCTTTATCAATATCAAACTTACCTGTTTTTCTATCAACAGTCACTTTGCATTCTAGAGCAAAAGGACAAGTAGTTCCAGTTGGTAAATTCCATTCGTAAACTTCGCCTGTATAATAGCCTTTTTTTTTAATTAGAGTTCTCATATTGCTTTATTATTTCTTTGTAATTATTATGATACTTATCTATTGCATGATAGCCTACTGAGCCTAACTCAAACTCAGTTTCTACGGAAAACTTATTGCAAGTTTCCTTATCGGGCAACTTATAGCCTAATTCACGCATTTTATTGCAGAAATAAATATCCTCATTGCCATGTACTCCCATGCCTTTATAAGGATGCTTTGAGCAAATCTCATACATCACTTTAGGATTGCGAATGCTTAAACCTCCGTTCATGCAACCCGGTATATTATTAATCCATGCCCCAATGTAATCCCATTCTAAAAAGTCCTCAATGCCTGTCTTTAACAATCCAGAGTCATGCTGAAATATTAGCACCCTATCATAAATACAACCCTTCCAAAAGTTAGCATTAGTCAATATGTTGTTATAAACCTGAGCAGTCTTTATATGGTAAATCCCGCCCTCATAAGGAGGCTTTATATTTAAAACAACCCAATCATCCGATAAATATTTTTTATGCTCTGAGATAGCCTTATTTGCTATTGCTTCCCGATCATCTATAATAATCGCTGCATTCATAACTCAACTGTCTTTGTAATCTTAACCTGTAAGGTATGCTCTGCCTGTTTGCCAAACTGCCAAATAACAATATCTAAATCATTAGCCTCAGCCTCTTTAATCAACTCGTTTAGGATGTTTACTTGCTTCCTGATTTCTTTTGCATAATCTATATCGCTCATACTAATTCTTTATTAAAGTTCTTATGTATTTTAAGGCTCTCAGGCAAAGTATTTTTATCAAATGATACTGCATTCCATAAATTGTAAGAAACACAATGTAAATCGCTTATTTGATTATCTGGTGTCCATTTATAAAATATCTCATCTAACCAATTTGTTTTAACTTCATTAGCATGACCAAATACTAAATATTTGTATCTCATAATAGGCTCAGGCTGACAGGTACTGAAATGATAGATAGTCTGCTTTAGGTTTAGGTTTTGGGTATTGTTTTTGCGATGTAAATTCTCTAATCTAATTGGTCTAAATCCATCATAACAAGCAAAGTCAAAAGACCTCCAAAAGTTAATAAATCCTTCAATGCCATAAAACCTCTCTATGCCCCAGTAAGCATACTCAAATGATGCTTCTAACTCATCTGATTTATAAACCTCATCTGAATCTACTGTCAATACTAAATCAAAGCCATGCGTATATTTATATTTGACATTGCGATGCTCATTCTCTGCGCCATATCTATCTGCTCTGTCCCATATCATTTTATCACCTAAAACCTCTTTACAAGTATCAAAAATGTACTGCTCATTATCTGGGCATTCCATTTGCGTTCCATGTCCTTGCGATGGTTGCTTACTGTAAGAAATAATCATTTTATCTAAATGGTCAACAACTGATAGCAAAGACTCTTTTAAATAATCTCCTGCATAATGGATTGTCATAAATCCTATTATCTTTATATTGCTCATATTCTAATTCTTTACCTGTTAATCCAAAGTATAGGTTTTGTAGTTGGTAAACATATTTAATGTCCTGTCTAACAATAAATTGCTGAACATCAACATCTGGGTGGTTTTCTTGTTCTTCTAAACTGCACGTTCCTGAAGAGCAAATAATCATTTTTTGCTCTATGTCAAAATCTTTAAATATTACTTTTTCAAATACCCATTCCCCTTTAATATCCCATTTCTCAAACCCAAACTTTAACAACAATTCTTCAGTTAATAAAATTTCATGTAATTCTAACTCACTTGCTTTCATATATCTCTATTAAATTCTTTATCATGTTATCAAAAGTAAAATTTTGTTTTACATATTCCTGACCTTGTTTAGCTATTTGTTTGCGTTCATCTTCATTTGCCAAATAATAGTTTATCAATTCAATTAACTCAGGAAATGTTTTCCACGTTCTTAAATGTTCACCATCTGTAAAAGGCATAAATTGATATTCTTTAGCTAAGCATAAGCACCCTGATCCCATTATCCTTAATATCCTATCACTTGAGTATTTAGGCTCATCAAAATGGCTTAAATTAATACCTATCTTAATACCTCTATATGCTTTTGATTCATCTGCTTGACTATGATTAAAATTACCTGAGGCATTATTCCAGTTATTGCCATATACTCCGTACTGCCCTCTATAATGTCTATTTAATAACTCATTCATCTCTATTCTCATATTTGACAAGGGGAACATAGTATGTCCGTAATTATTGCCAAAAAAACCAATTTCTTTTAAGTTCAAAGCATTGCCCTCTGGAGTGTATATCTCAGGATCATAACCAATCTCTAAATAGCCTCCATTCTTAATATTATTTGCATCTCTTAGATTAGTAAACAAAGTGCGGTCAACATACTCAGCCATTTCAATCATCCATTTTGGAGTTGCATCTCTTATATCTCCGTTCCAATTACAAATCCACGCTCCTGTCTTTTTCATTTCCTTGACAGTTTCTATTTGGATAATGTTAGGTGCTTGAATTTGCATGAATATAATATCAGGCTTAAATGCTTTAGCCATTGCAATAGCTTTGCTATTTACCTCTTTGTCTCCTGTGCTTAACTCTATGTAATCGCTTGAGTTAGCTAAAAATGCTTTGCGCATTGAATCAAAAGGAGGAGGACCAACGCATAAACCTAAATGGAATATTCTCATAAATGTTAAGTTATAGGTTTACTTTTTAAATTATTTGTCAAGTTATAGGTTTATTTTTCTAATGTTATCCCAATCTTTTAGGAAGTCTAATATTGATGGATAATTCATTCGACCTGCTCCACACTTTCTACGGACATGAATCCAACCATTTATTACGCCAATTCTGATTTCATACTCTTTGTGTTTGTATAATCCCTCTTGACCTATAAAATTAGCTTTGAACATAGTTTATTTTTTGTAGTCAGGACAGGATTCGAACCTGTATAATGGATTTTTTTCAAGGTTAATTTTCATTTGTTTTTAAGTGCACTATCCATCCTACCCTTAAGCGTCTACCAATTCCGCCACCTGACCATAAAGCAAAGGTAATTATTTATATAACATAATGAAATAAAAAAAACCTGCCAAATTAATGACAGGCTTTTCATCCTTACACTTATTAACCAAAAAAATTAGCTAGGATTAGCGTTTAGAGATCCAGTTACGAATGCATCTGTGTAGTATATTGGTAAAGCAATACGACCTTCCACACGAACTGTGATTTTGTTCTCTCTTACGTTTGTACCATCTTCCTCAAAGAAACGAACAATCGGATTCTCACGTACAAATAGTTGCGCACCTTTTGACCAGTCACCAACTAAATACTTAGAATCGCTCATTGCAGTAGATTTGAAGATTGGAACTCCTGAGATAAACATTTGACCATTTACAAGATCAACTGCAACTCCACCCGGAAGAGTGTAGTCATTAGTTGTTCCTCTAGTAAGCATCAAAGCATAGAACTGCTCAGGACTAACAAGGATACCATTTGCAGAGTGATTGTTTGACTCAATTTGTGCAACTGAATCTAATAACTTCTCAACCTGAATGGTACGGAAACCTGTGTATGCCTCAGCATTAGTAATCAAGCCGCCTAGATTTGGAGAAACACCAGATCCGTTAAGTAATTGATTATCTTCAGCATCAAGATATTGCTCTAACAAACGGCTTTGAAGATAAGATCTCATTGCTGAAATATCATCTAATGCCTTGCGAGTAATACGAAGGTAACCTGCAATAAACTCAGATGGTGCTACCTCTTCAGTTAAATCGTAATCAATTTGAGATTTTGTACCTGAATTATCTGCCCATGCTGCAACTGATCCCTCAGAACCTGTCTCTTGCAAGTAGTGAATTGCAGAAGTGTTCATAACTCCTGTTGGAAGTAATGCTCTGATGTGCAACTTACGAGGAGCAGCAGGAATGATGCCAGGTAACATCTGAACGTTAGCAGCAGCTAAGTCAGTAATGTTAGCAAGTGACATATCACCTACAGTCTTCAATTCCATTGCAAACTGCTTGATTTCTTTTCTACGGAATTTCTCCAAATTATCAGAGTTCTCATCCATAGCAGTTGCAAATGCCTTATTGAAAGATACTGGCTCTTTGCTTTGTGCATCCATTTTGATTCTGTTGTTTTCTGATTTGGCTTCAAGCAATGCTTTGTCCATTTCGTCTATACGAACATTTGCAGATTTTACTGCATCTTCTAATTTTGCATCAACTGCTTTTGTAGCTTCGCTGATTGCATTTGCGATGATGGTCTTTGCCTCATCTAGTGTTTTAGCTTTGTTTGCATCTAGCAACTCCTGAGCCTTTAATTCTAAATTGTCCATTTTTTAGTTTTGTAAAACGTTAATTAAACTTGTTAATATATTCGGCTCATCTTTTACTGGAGTGACTAATGTCGGCTCTGTATCTAATAGTGAATTTTTACCTAAATTGAAAGCCTCTAATTGGAATTGCTTTAATGCTATTTCCAATCTACCAAAGCCTTCATCTGTCAAGCTACCATCTTTTAGTAGCTTAATCATTTTTGCAACCTGATCATTTATCTCTGCCATTGTCAAAGACTTGAACCCTGTGAATGGAGTCATAGGATTAGCACCCAAAGTGACATTCGATCCCTCGTATAATTTAATTTCTTTAATCATGCGAATCCCTGTCTTTTGATCATAGTCTGATTTAATAGTTGAAAAACCAATCGAATGCTGAACTACAATTCCCTCAGCGTAAAGAATCATTGCATCCCTTCCGTATGATGTAGGTGCTATTTTACTCTCAAAGTATATACCTCTCTCCTGAGCCTCTAAAACCATAGGCTTTCCATGCGGTTGCGCATAGTTATGCTGATTTAAAAAGAATATCTCATTCGATCCCATAGGACCACGCTCTGCGATTGTTTTAGTTGCGGCACCGGGCATGATAATATCATCATCATAATCCTCATTGCCAAAACTTGCAAAGTATCCTGTAACTGTCATCCTTTCGGAATCCATGTCCTTTATCTCGGCATTGTAGTTCTTAAATTCTAATAATCCTTTCATCTTTACAAATATATTAATTTTTTAAATATCAAAATTATTCCGCATCTATCTGTTTTAATTTTCTAATTGCCCATTCTACTCCTGCCGTTCCGCCCCATGCATCCCACATCAAACCACCGCAACCCTCTGTATAAGGAACGTCGGCGTGTTGCTGATGCCTTTTGAATGATGCCATTCTAGCGATTGTATCTCTTGACAAAGGCTCTCTATTTGCCAACTGCCTTGCTCTAGCTTTGCCAACTGGCGTACCGCATTCGCCCCATCCGTTTTCTTCTGCGTATTTTAAAGCACGTTTAGCATTATTTACCGCTGCCTCTGGATAATCAGTATATGTTTTAGCTTTTAAGTCTTTTAAGTATGGAGGCGTTCTAGGCTTTAGTATTGGCAAACCATCTGAATCCAATGTTGCTTCTGTAGCCATAACACAACGGCAATTTACAACCTCAGCAGCTGGTGCCGATGGATCACCTGGATACATCATTGGAGTGATTCCAACTATAAAAGGTTGATTTATTTCAATAGGCTCCTGAGTCATTAATAAATGAGTTCTTCTAGTCCGTTTATCCTTTGTGTTAATCCAAAATTTTTTAACCTCATAATCAGAACTCTCAGCACCCATGTTAATTCCAAAGTTGGCTGCGGTTGTGGATTCTGTTCTTGCTATTACTAAAGACCTTGCTCTGTTAAATGCAGGATCGTTTAGTGTCTCTTCAAATAGTTTAGCCTGATCTCTTCTGGACAAATTTTGTCCTAAAATATTAGCTAAAAGATTTTTTATCTTATCAATAGTAGTTTCATCAATGCCTGTAACTTTATTACCTCCAATAAATCTAAAATACTCAACCATCTCAATATACCATTGAGGATTGAAGAAATCTGTAATAAAATCCTTTTTTGTTTTAGGTACTGAGTTACGTATCCAATCGTATGAGAATGTCGCAGCTGATACGCCAACCTTTGTATAGATTTTTTCTAATCCATCATATAAAGGTTTTTGATTTACTAAGAACTGAATATAAACCTGTAAATCATCAAAGTTAGTATCATCTATAAAATCAGTAATGGCTTTTGTCTGCTCATCTAATGCCTTCTTAATAATAGGATAAGCATAAGCCTCATACTCTTTATGTAGCTTTAAATAAGTTTTGTGGTATTTAACACTACTTGCCATTTATGGTTGCATTGTTATACGCCTGATCTAAAGACAACTCCTCAATAGGTACTAAGTTAGCCGGTACGTAAATATTCTGCATCTCTGGAGTGCTTATCTTATCGTAACCTTGAGCAATACGTTTCTCGTCTGGAGTAATCCAATATGAGTTAGCCAACCAGTCAGTTAGCTTTGCCATATCCTCCTGCATCTCAGGATAAGAACTAAAATCAAAATCAAAGTAGTATTTCTTGCCGTATGCCTTTGCATAAGGTTCGCAAACAAACTTGTTTATAGCATCTCTAATCTTGCGAGATAATGGAGCGGTTGCATTATAAATTAACTGCTTAGATGCCCATCCCATATTATTATCCGTAGATGCTGATTCACTACCTGAAAATTGTATAGGAACATGAAATGCAGTATATATTTTACGAGTATCTATGTTTAAAGATTCAATTAATTGTAGATCAGTAGATGGTAATCCAATCTGAGTCCATTTTAGCGGTCCTGATGATGGGAATATACGATCCATCAAAGTCTCACCACGTTTTGCATCAACTATCTTCTCCTTCAATAGATTCATTTGATCCTTTGTCAAACTTGCACCATTCCCATCAGGAGAAATAAAGCCCATAGCACCACCATTACGGATCTGCTTTAATAATTCGTTATCGCCTTCATTCTCTTTTAATACGTTCCTGTAAATAGCTTTAATAGGTGACTGTCCGTATAATTGCGCTCCTGTTAAAGTAAAGTCAGGATTAAATGATTTAAAGTGAACAACCTGATTAGCAGGTAAAGGCACTTCCTCAATATAGATAGATGTTAAAGAATATCCTTTAATTGGCTCAAACATACCACCTGAGATAATCTCAATCCATTGACTAGGTAAGCAGTATAGTTGTGACCAGATTTGTTTCTCAGTCATCACATCATCCTTACCATTGCCAAATATATAACCATCCCCTGTACATAGGTAAAACCCTGCAAGATCAGTCATCCATTCTTCGTAAGTCTGTAAAGGATTAGGCTTTGCTAATAAGTCAAGTATAGGATTGTTTTCTACCTGATTAAACATCTGCTCTTTAAGTTGTAATGTTCTCATCTTAGCAGATGCACCCTCAGCCATAGACATATTCTCATATATCTTTAAATCTTTTTTTGTTACGCCCTCTTTGACTTCATAAAGACAGTAAGCACATTCCGCAACCTTTTTACTAATAATATCAATGCAAGTGTAAACATCAGCGTTCTTTTGGAATCCCTCTTCAACAAATTTAATCTTATCTGAAAAATCAACTATTACCTGATTATTTCCAATCCATCCAAATACGTTCTGGTTGTAAAGGTTAGCAGTTATGCTTTGCTGCAATCCGGGCATCAAAGACTGTAATTGATTTTGGGCTGCCTTTTCAATATCAGCCTTAAAGAATTTTTGTAGTATGCCCATAATTACCATTCAAATGAATATTCCTGTACAAATTTAGATGCCAACTTATTTAATGCCACGTATCTCAAAGGATCTATGAGGTGATTAAAGGCATCAATCGGCTCATTTAACATTTTGCCTGTTTTATCTTTTTTCCAAATATATGAATAAAGTTCCTTTTTTAGATTATGGCTATTTGCCGTAACATTTATCTTATATCTTTTAAGAATGTCAATCCCTTGCTTGATTGAGTCTGGTCCTTTGATTGCTCCATGAATGTTAAAACCCTCTGCATATATTTCCTGTATAGACTTTGGCTCTGCACTATCAGCTATTATTTCCTGCTCTGCACTTACCTTAAAATCTCTTAGCTTTTGGCAAATATCCATGTTTGTCAGCCTAGTTTCATAACACATCTCATTTACCCACAACTCGCCTTCAGACTTATAAACTTCTATTATACCTGTAGGATCATTAGTAAAACCAAAGTCAATCGCAAATGCAATTAACTCAGCATCCTCAGGTATTGCCTCACATATTGCCCAGTTCCTAAAGATAACGCCCTCAATCTTGCCAGTCATTCCTCTGGCATATACTCTCCACAGTTCTATATCTAAATCTTTTATAGCCTCTATTCTTTGATGATCCTCATCTGATAGGAATGGATTATGCCTGTGATCTGTTATGATCAGCTTTGTATCTGGCTGACCGATTAATTTAGTATGCGCCCAAAACTCATTTGTTGGATTGTAATCTATATAAATTTTATTCTTTGTCCTGATTGCTAACTGCCAATATATCTGATAACTAATACCATTAGCCTCATTCACAAAAAGGTAGTCACGCTTACCATTCTTTGCTGATTGCTCATTCTCGAATGAAACAAACTCAATAAGTGAGCCGTTCTTAAAGTAGATAATTCGTTCTGTCTTATTCCAGAACTTTAACTGTGACTGTAGGTATTTGTTATCTGCAAAGATATTTTCAGCATCTCTATAAGCACCTTTACGCAAGTTAGGTAAAGACTCTCCTGCAACTGTTATAACAGACCTAGCCTCATTAACTGCATTATAAAATAGCAGTTGCATGATTGAGTAAGTTTTACTTGAGGCAGTACCTCCCTGATTTATTAGGACTTTTTCTTTAGCCCCATAATTCTCATAGAATACTGGACTGCAATCAAACATCTATTTCATTTTCACTATGTGACAAAGGAGGTGCAGTATTGTAAACATTTGGAGCAGGTACTCTGAAATTAATATCTCCATCTAATGTCAGGCTTTGCGATGCTTTACCATAGGCACGATCTAGTAATACCTCAGCTGCTCTAACATCACCTTTTACTGCCTTTGCTCTCAGAGCCATTAAGATAGCTTTTGCTGCTTCTATTCCATCTTTCTCTTCACCTAATACATCAGCTAGTAGAACATCTAACTGTGGTATTTTCTTAGGTGCGCCTTTTATATTACCAGAAACTCCTTTTTTAAATTGAGTATTTAATCCCCTCTTTAGTGACTCTTCTCTGCTTGTAATCATTATGTACCTCCTTTAAAAACTCTTTGTATTCTTTTTTATCGCCATACTTAACATGGCAATCTCGACATACTGCCATTAAGTTATTTATATTCTCAGGCTCTTTAGTGCCACCCATTCCTCTACATTCAATATGATGTATATCTATTGCCTGAGCCTTGCATATCTCGCAGGGTATAAAATCAGACTGATCAAAGCCAAAGTAAGTTAAATATATTTTAGTGTGCTTTTTCATTAGTCTAATCCGACAAATGCTTTTAACGGATAAAATATTAAACTGTTTCTATAACCGCCCTCATGTATTGGTATAATTGGTGTAACTCCATGAACGTTTCTCCAAGCTGGGTAAACAAGTATTGAATTATCTTGCTGACCAATAGTTGCTCCATAATCCGGTACATTTAAATCTCCGCCTTTAGAGTTATGTTTTTTACATATAATTACATTAACTGTGCCTTCTATATTTGCATTGTCTTGATGAAAAGGCGCTGAAATGTTATAATTAGAAATTGAACTTGTAAATAAATTTCCAAACTTCCATTTGTCAGCTACGTTAGTAAATAATTTAATTTGCCTTTCATATTGTTCCGGTAGTATTTCTTTAATCATTTGCTCACTTTCTTTAGCCAAAAGTAACATTGCTTTTATAAATGTTTGAGCAGATTTTACTGAATGAACACTTGATATACTTGCATAATTTCTTCTCATGTGAGGCTTAGGTGCGCAACTGCCTAATATTGCAGAATATTGACTAACAACTAAGTACTCTCCATTGCCTAGTGGTGTTTTACGATCCATAGTTGTTTTAGGAACATTTTTACTTCTCAACTCAGCATTTGCTAAGTCAGCTAACTTGCACATCTTATCAGGCATCTTAGTCATGTAAAAACCTATTGGTTCACCATCAGAATAAAATATACAATCTTCAGTTACATTTGGTTCTATGTATTCACATACATCCCCAATCTTTACATTATGATTAACCTTAATTAAATCAACTCTTTTCATAGCTTATTTGTTATATGCAAAAACATTTGTACATGCAGGGAACCATGATTTTTGCCATGTATCATAATCTCTACTTTTAAACTTGCCAGTATTGCCGACATCTTTTAAATCCTTATATTGTTTTTGTTGCTTTTCTATTATATTCCAAAATCTAATTAAACTGGCATCAATATCAAAACTCCACTCATAAACTAATTTATCAAATACTTTAGTTGTATTTTCAAGTATTAACATTTCAGCACCCTCGATATCCATTTTACAACAATCAAAATCCTGAGCCTCAGATTCAAAATTTATGCAAGGAACTTTGATTCCTTTATTATTCCATTTTTTTATAATGGAGTTGCGCCATACATTACCATTATTTCCTATAAATAATACCAATTCTTTTGTATCATCATGAACTAGTGCATATTGTTTTATAGTAGCTTCAAAACCATTCAGATCTAAATTCTTTTTTATCATCTGGCAGTTAAATGGATCTGGCTCATATACTGTTACTTTTGCACCTTTTGAACAAGCTAATAAAGTAAAAGCACCAACATTTCCACCACAATCCATCCATTTCTCACCTGAATTGATAGTCATACCTTTTTTTAAATATGTAAGACCTCCTATTACCTCCTCGAAAGTTTTTAGATCTGACATACCATCTCTATGGAAAAATTTAATACCGTTAATTTCTGATTTTAATATTTTCATATTTTTTCTTTTTCAGCTTTTAGGTATTCCATTATCATACCTCCAACATAAGCCTTGCGTTCTCTCCAAAACTTAACCAATTCAAAAGCAGATTCATAATGTTCTAGTTCAAACTCAATTTGAATAGCCTTTTTAACTCCATTAGTCATATCACCTAACTGCTCAGATAAATCATCATCATCTAATATTGAATAATCAACATCAGGCTCAGACTGCCATACATCCAATCCCCAGTCCGTTAACTTTTCCGAATCCCATTCATTAGCTAAATCATCCCAATTCCACTCACCGAAGCCAACATTATCCTTAATCAAAAACTCATCTTTTTGTTCCTGAGTCCAATCATCAGCTAATAAGACAGGTATTTCTTTTAAACCTACCTCAATCGCTGCCTTCAGTCGCATGTTGCCACCCAACACAACATACTTTTTATCTACATCAGTAAAACATACCAATGGTCGCTTATCTAACATCTCAGGAAAATCTCTAATTGACTCAACTAATTTTTTAAACTTGTCATCCTTAATTATCCTAGGATTTTTACTATTTGCCTTAATGGCTGATATCTTTACTTTTTCCATAATTTATGCCATCAGGCACTTTTGTTTGCCTGACCCTTGCCTGTAATTTCCTCAAAGGTATTAAATTTCCACTATATCAATATTGTAAATTGCTTTAAGCAGTTTTTTCTTTAATCTATAGACTGGTAATTTCTTAGTCATTTCTGATTTAACATCTATAACCTCTAAAACCTTGCCATGTTTATAAGTGACAAAATCAGCCTTATAAAATCCAATCTTAACTCCATTAACTACCAGATCATACCTAACCTGCATCTCAAAGCGTTCTATTAATCTTGCCTTTTCTTTTAGCCTGAGAATGCCATAATATCCTGCTTCCTTTTTAGAATCAAAGGTTATTCCGTTAATTACTGTTTTGATGTTGTTGTATTTTAATCCCATAATGTCCCTAATAATTCATCTATTTCACTTTTTAACTCTTCCAACTGCTCTGTATTCTTTTCTAATATCCTGAATGCATTACGTGACGCTCCTTTTAACTTCATTAGCTTATCGTTTAGTTTTCCAAATTCTGGCTTATTTTTTACCTCTAGGCATACAATCTCTAAATTCTCTATTAATAGTTGGCTGAGTATGTAACTCATTGCCATACTTTTCTCTGCAACTGTCATTGCCATTCCTGATAGTTAGTTAATAACTTACTTAATTTTTCATTCTCTACTTCCATCTCTAGCATTCTAGCATTATTCTTTTTTACGATGTTTTTCATTTGCTCAATTTGCTCTGATAAAATAAAAAAATGGTCATAAATGTCCTTTAATTTTTCATTCCTATCTATAACATCCTGAATCTTCTCGTTTAAGCCGTTTTTAATGCGATATAAGAGTACTTCACCATCAAGGTGGCAAATTATACCTGCGAAAGACATTAATGCCTCAGAACTCTTTATTTTGTCTTGGTAGTATAAAGCAAATGCTTCAATCTCTAACTCTAATTGTAAATTACTTTTCATGTTCAAATGCGTAAAGTTTAGGAAATTCATAATATCTGTTTTTCTTCCAATCAAAGAATAGCTTAGTTTGACCTTTTTTAGCTACGCCTTTTGGTTTAGCCTTTTCAATATGTACTAACGTTATGTTATCCTCAAATGGCATTCCGTTCTCATCTAGCATACCAGTTGGCGGTCTCCATAGGTTTATCCATGTCATTGCTTTTCTGAATAAGGCTTGACCTCCTGCCGCCTCTCTTGCCATAGGCATCGGATAATATCTCAAACCTGATCTGTCAACTAATGCTTGTTGGTTGGCAGGATGCAAAGTTAAGAGCCAATGCTTTTTATTTTTCTTG